TTAGCAGTAGCTTTCCTGGCTTTGTCTTTAGCCATAGCTTCTCTGACAACTGAACTAACACTTTTTAAAGTTGGTGTGTCTTTTTTTAGCAGTTTCTTTGCTTCACTAACGACATTAGAAGGTCTTTCTCCTTTACCTGTTTTAGATGATTTTATTAGTTTTGATTTAGGATCTGGTTTAGCTGCTCGAACAGGTTTTGCTACTTCACCTTTCATTTTTCTTAGTCTGGCTTGTTTCGAGGCTAAAAGCTTTTTCGACAGTCCAAACTCTTTATCCATTTTAATTTCTTTTTCCAGACGCCTTATCTGTGCTGGTGTTGCCATTTTACCTTCTCCCTTATCCCTTTTGATCAATCGTAGTTGTCTGGCGGCAGCGATCCGCTCATTTTCAGCAATCCGTTTCCGCCTGACTTCAGCGGATTGATCTACTTTAGATCGTTTTTCTATTTCATACCTAGTCGCAGCCTTAACAAATGGTGAAGTTTTATTAACACGACTTTTAATTTTTTTTACATAATTTCTAGTTTCTGGAGGTAACTTAGTATGCTTAATTGTTTTTCCATTTTTTCTTTCAATCCAATAACCCTTTTTTAAAAAGTTTCTATAATTACCTGGCCCCCAGTTATAAGCTTTCAGGGCATCCTCAGTAGTTCCAAAAGTTTTCTTTAATGCAGCAAGGTATTCAGAAGCAAATTTTAAATTCTTTACTGGATCAAACAGTTCAGCATCAGTTAAAGTTTTTCCATACATACCATGTGCATAGGTTTTTCGACCTTTGCTATCCTTACCACCTCTGGCAGTACCAGGCATAAGCTGTGCTAATCCACTGGCTCCTGTTGTTTTATTTATGGCATTTGGATTTCCACTACTTTCTGCCATAACCACGTGGGCCATGATTGGATGTTCTTTAAAAATTTTCTGAATGGCTGGCTTTTCCACCCAATCACGTTTAGCCATTTTTAATCCTCTATTTTAAAAGATTTGCCTTGCTGATAATCTTCATCAACAACGACATCCTGTGGCGGTCCCTTGACATCTGGTCCCTTACGGGCAGCGCCATAGCCCTGTCCTGTTGGTCTACCCACAATCTCATCCAGATTGTGAGGACGCTTTATAAGTGTATGGGGTCCAGGCATCTTACTTCCCCTTTGCTTTCTTGAAGAACTTCTTCCATATGACATAACCAGCTATACCGACAACAACAACAATAATTCCTGCTGTCATCCAGGGGCTACCCATATCTTCTACTGGAGTTGATTCCGGCTGTGTTACTACAGCAGTTGTTTTATTATTCATCCTTTTCTCCTTTTTCCTTTAGTAGCTAATTTCTGAAACTTTTTCTTTCCATACTTCTTGCGACCAATATATGCAGCAAGAGCTTTAGGATTTCTGGCACCCTTTAAACTCTTGGTAAGATTCTTGAATCTGGCACCACTGCCAAGTTTCGGCTTACGTTTCTTTGGAGCTTTCATAATCTGTTGCCTTATGCTGGATCTATTAATCATTAATCGTATATCATTCCAGTAATATCATTCCCATCAACAACTTTACCACCTATGGAACGATACTGAACTTTACCACCACCATATTTTTCAGTTGGTTCTTTTCCTAGAATCTTGTCTTCAAAGGAAGTTGGCTTACCCTTTGGTTTTTTAATTTTAGGCGGCTTCCATCCTTCAGGACGTTTTTTAAACTTATCCCTTTTCGGTTTGATTATAGGTATTTCATGTGCCATTAACTTGCTCCCTGTATTAATGTGTCAGGACCACCACCAGGAGAGGCGGCTACTTCCATATCATCCTGTCTGGTCCTTCTCGCCTGATTACGTAATGTATCTATAGCAGCAGTATAGTATCCCTGCCATACCTGTAATGTATTCCAGTCTTTCATGTACATGGTAGCTTCAATCATGCAACCAGCAAACAGTGCATCATAGCAGTATTCACTAAAATAATTGGAAGTTGTTACACTTGTTCCTGTTGCAGAAGCAAGTGCCAGCGGCTGTGATTGTGTTTGAATTTCTACTGTTAGTGCAGATACCGGAGTAGGAACAATTCTGATACTTGAATTATTTCGTCTTGAATAATATCTGGGAGTTCCTGTGGATGCACTTACAGGCCAGTAATCATTAACATATTCTGTAGTTCTCTGTAGAAGATTGGTCGTACTTGTTCCGCTGCTAACTACATAGTTAACATTACGAACAATACGTGTTCTATCATTTAAAGTAACTGTTCCAGCATTACCAGATGATACTGAAATATTTGTAAATTCATCCAGTCCTACATCATCCAGATCCCTGATCATACGAAATTCTGTTCGCTTGACAAAAGCGGAAACCTGAGTAGCAAACTCCGTAGAGTCATTCTCTGTCGTATTGACAAGATCTGTCTTTAAATAAGCATAATCAGGCATGACTAGCCTAGCATTGCAGTAAGAACACAACCATCTGTAGGACCAGATACACTGACTACACCATAAACAGCTACACCAAGTTCTCCAATATAAATATCGCTGGCTTCATTTGCAGCTACCTGAAATTTAATTGCAGTACCTTCTGCCGTTTTGTTTGTGATCTGTCTCTGTCCCTTAATTGAATAGGAGCCAGCAGCAGTTGCCAGTGCATGTATTGCTATGATACGTGTGGTACTTGGAAGATTGGCATCAGCCGTTCCATTGCTTCCTACCGTTGTATCATCGTCTACATATGTAAGTACGGCATCCCCTGTAGCTATCGCAACTTTAATATTTGTTGACATGATATCTCCTTGTCAGTAAAGAGAGAGTGGCATTACACCACCCTCTCTCACCAGGTTGTTAGCCAGCGCTTCCGAAGAAACCACGCCAGTCAGAAACACCGAAGCTATAACGCTCCCGTGCCTTGAATCGCAGGTTTCCTGTATCGAAGTCAGGCTCCATCTTGGTCTGAAGTGGCGAACGAACAAACATTTTCGTTCCATTCGGCACATCGGTTTTCACAAACCATGCATCTGTATCGGTCAGACGCCGGTTAATGAAGTAACCTTCAGGAACCATACCCATATGACGAACTGCATTAATGGCATTCGTATTTGGATTGGCATCGGCTGCACTCGTCTGAGTGTTGCCAGGGCTGCTCAAAACACGGTCTGCCACTGCCCAGTAGTCAACCGGGATATGGAGAGAAACCGCAGATGCACCTACCAGAATACCACGATCATCCTTGATCTTCTGAATAGATGTAAGTGCTGTTTCCAGGGTTGATTCTGCCAGATCAGACGCAGCCAGAAGGTTGGACTGATTACCGTCAGAAATTGTCGGATGTGCGGCAGAGAAGAAAGCAGCACTATCGCCAATGGTATCAGAGAAACCATTATTGAAAATATTTGCTCCTTTAACCTGTTTGGTATTCGCCATTGCACGGGCAAGACCTTTTGCACGCAGTTTGGCAAACGTATCATACAGGTTGTCTTCCATTGCTTCTTCAGTGACAGCAAAAGCAAGCGCCACAGTTTCCGCTGTGTAGCGGGCTGTATAGCTTTCCTGTGCATCATCGTAAGAAACAGCGGCTCCTTCACCTTTCGTGGGGGCGGTACCGAAACCAGTGAAGAGGACTTCTTCCTCAAACGCCCTATCCGAGTTCTCTATTTCATAAAGAGGCTCATGCTCATTATTTACCTCTCCATACTCCATTCCAAATACGGCGTTAAGACCGGGAAGGAGTTCTTTGCTAATACTAGCTCTATTAATAGCCATAATAAATCCTCCCTATTAAGCCGTTGAAGCTGTTGCAGTTACGTAACGGTCACGATGCTGGTTAATCCAGACTTCGACAATTGGATAGGCATCCGAATCCTTTTCATCAGGATACTTAGCTTTACCAATTACCCGTACCGCTGCCGTAGCTTCAGTTCCAGATGCGCCATCAAGGTAGTAACTAGACTGACCTGTAACGGTGCTACCAGAACTTGCAGTGGAGCTTACTGTTACGTTATAGTTCTTGACAATTGCCAACTCTGCTGCTGACAATGACAAGGACGCCTGTATGTAATAGGTCTGATCTGGATCAGTTATTACAAAGAATTTAATATCCGTGGCACTCGTTCCACCGTTCCAGTAACGGGCGAACTTCTGCTCTCCATTTTCCACATACTGACAGCCCATGAAAACACCAGAGGCTTTAAGAGTTGCAGCAATGTAAGGTGATATCGTTGCAAAGTTTGCACCCGGCATAACTACGGGATCACCAGTGAAAATGTTATTACTAGGTGATTGCGCCTGCCCCGTTGAGGTAAGCGTAATCATGTCAGTAACGGCCTCATTATTATAGTTGCCGCCTTTCTTACGAGCAGGAATGAAACCACGAAATGCTTTAGTAGTAGACATGTTTCATCTCCTTGTTAATATAGGAGCTAGTCCTGAAAACTAGGTA